ACATCCCCACCTCTAAAAAACTGCTCTATATCATCATCTTGACTTTGGAATTGTGGCTGAGGAGCAGGCTCATACCCACGAGCAGAAGGTGGAACATACGAGTCCCCAAACAAATCTTCACCAAAAAGCTCTTTGTATGATTTTATCTTAGCACCCTCACTCTTGTCATTCATCATCATGTTTAACATTGAGTTTTGTTGCTGTTGATTAGCTAAACCGGCAATCCTATCTACCGCAGGATTTCTTGAAGCTGCACCACCCGGCGCAGTTGGGGTTCCGCCACCCAAAATACCACCAAGAATTCCAGCAGCAATTCCAGCACCAGCGCCGCCACCACCACCTGCTGTTGGCCTTGGTTGACCTCCAGCGGGTGGTCTTACTTGCCCTCCGGCTGGTGGCCTTGGTTGACCACCGGGCCTTGGTTGACCGCCGGGTCTTGGGGCGGGTCCACCAGAACCCCCGCCTTGTGGCGGCCTAATGCTAGATCTAAAAGCACCGGGGGAAGCGCCAGCTCTTTCCATTAGCTCTGCGCCGGTCATGGCTTCATCTCGATCTGGCATGTAGCTCAAATCAATTTCTTCGCCTTGATCGTTTGTCCAAACGCCGGGCCTAGTTATGCTGTATTCCCATTTCTGGTTTGGATCAAAGTTACCTGTTTCTGGACCAAGAGGACCTTGCAGTCCACCATTCTCATCCGGAATAAACTCGCCAGTCTCTTCGTTGTAGTAACCGGGACCGGCAGGAGGCGCAGTTGGCGTTCCGGAATTTAATAATTGATCAACAACGTCAGTTGTTGGCTCCCCACTTACCGGAATCATTGGCCCCTCATCCAAGCCCGTAGTATCTTGAATATTTGGTGCTTCAGAATTTAACAGTTGATCAACAATGTCAGGCGCTTTCTCTTCCGGCTTTTCTATTTCACTTGTGGGTACAAAGTCATCATCCGTAGGCAGATACGGCAAGTTTTCTTCTTCTTTTAACCCAGCATCTTTTAACTGATCTACAACATCAGTTGGCGCTGCTGGCTCAGGTTCAGTAAAGTACTTGCTTAAATCGTTTGTAGTCCCAAGATAATTTTGAATTTGCTCTTGTGTGTAACCAAACCCCTTGAGCGTTTTAACTTTTGCTTCTTCAGAATTGTCATCAACAATTTCTTTGTTAAGTGAAGTTTCTTCTTTCTTGGCCACCCCAAGATAATCATCCAGCATTGCTTTCTTAGCATCTGCATCTTTGCCTTCAGTATTTTCTTCTATTTTGTCAATTGTTTTTTCAACATCGCCCGTTTTAAGCAGGGTATCTAATTGGTCTTTAGATAACTCAAAACCAAGTTCTTCTTCCGAAGACTCTTTAACTTCCGCTATTTGCTCCAAGGCTTTTTGAACGGCTACGGCATTTGCCTCTTCTTGAGCTTTAAACTGTTCAATAACTTCAGGTATTGCAGCTTTTTTCTGCTCAAAACTGTCCGCTAAACCTGCATATTTTTCCTGTGCAGCAGTAAACTTTTCTTCAATTAAAGCAAGATTGTTTTTGTCAGTTTCAAGTTTAGGAGCTTCCCTGTTAATTTCTTCTGCAAGAACATTGGCTTGTTGAATGCCTTCTTCAGTGCCTGATTCACTAAGTTGAAGGTATCTATTGTATTTTTCTTGAAGATCTGCTTGCTTTGCTTGGGCTTCCGCAAGCCTATTGTTGTATTCGCCAGCAATTTTATTTTGCTCGTCTATATTCTCCTGCAGCATTCTGCCCGCAGAATTTGCTTCGTCATAAGCGCCGCGAACATTGGCACTGTAGTCTTTTATCTCGTTGCCAAAAGAAGTTCCAGCAAGACTACCAATGCTTCCAAGCAAAGACTGCGTTACAGAATCACCAACATCTTTACCCAAAATGCCAGACGCTATACCGGCGCTAATCGCTCTTTGCGCAGCAGCACCCATATCCCCAAAGTCGGTTTTTAAATCACTAAAGCCGGGTATTTCGCTGGTAAAGCTGTTAACCCCCTCCATTACTCCAGAGGTTAGGCCAGCAGTTAAACCTCCTTTAAGGAGTGCATCAAGTGGATCTTGCCCACTTAGTCCCGCTCCAATTGCTCCACGAGCAGCTCCTCCTGCCATATCTCCTGCAATTTTAGCTAGTGAAGTGGTAAGTCCACTGGCACTCGCGCCTCCTGCCGCCTCAACAATAGAGCCGGTAATTTCCGAGGCTATCCCCGCCCCGACAAAAGATGCGACACCTCCAATAACCGCACCCTTCAGAGAATCACTTAAAGACTTGCCTTGGGCCAGTCCTACACCGGCAGATAAAACGCCCGCACCAATAGCGGTAGCAGCTGCTCCACTTATGGTTGCCCCAACAAGAGCTGCTGTTGCTGTTCCAATGGTGGCCGCCACGCCCGTTACCGAGGCTGCGGCCATAATAAACGGTACTGCTGGCATGTTAGAACTCCATTACGTAAGCAGTCGTTGGCTTACCTTGAACTTTGACATCGTAAGATTTAAACGGTAGACCAGTCATTTTTGCTAAACGAGCAAACCGTTTGTCTTCGGTGTACGTGTATGCAGTTTTAACTTCAATGTTTTTTAGATACGCAGCAAGCTGCTTGAAGTCTTCTGCAAGCATACGTGGCTGCTCTTCGTTACCGATGGTGTGGATTTCCACAACACCTTTGCCGCGCACCATGACAAGGAAAAGAACGTTGCCCAAGTTAACCAGCTTTGCGCCTTCTTCTTGGACAATACCTGCAAGCTTTTGCAACAGCTCCTGCGCTTTTTCGTCAGAACCGGTTTGCTGCTTAAAAAAGTTTAAAGCAATGTTGGTTATCTTTTGGCCGTAAGCTTCTTGATCTTCCATGTTATCCCACTTTCCAATTTGTTCCATCTGAATACACGGGTACTGCCACCGCTCCGCCAGTCACAACAGTAGCGCCAAATGTTGGGCCTAAAGCATCAGTGACAAAAGATCTTGCCCCTACGCCAGAGGTTACTGCACTGGGTAATGTTGCCACCGTATAGTTAGTCAACGGTGGTTGAATATCAGAAGCTTGTAGTTGGCCAAGAATCGCATCCAAACGATTAAAGTAAAGCCGAAAGACGTTATTAAGCTGGTCGATATACGCCCGAGAATACTCGCTCGGGGCCAAAGGCAGGTTAGGCGATGCTAACCGATTAAGCTCAAACTCTGACGTAACAATTAGGCTCATGAGTTACCTCTGCGGCCATCTTGCTTAATGTCAATCCTTGGGCTGCCAAGCTGCCATGCGCAACCTAGTTGGTTGTTTTCAACCTTCATGATCATCTGGCGGCCACGAACCCTGATAGCAACTTGACCGGTAAACTCTTCAACAGGAATGGTAGCACTGCGCACAACAGTGGCGTTGCTATTGCCGCCAATAGAGATGGGATCGTTGTAGCCTGAGCCAGAGTTCTGCATTGGGATCAAAGTCATAGTGACTTGGGGAGATGCTGTGTCCGAGCCTACAAAGGTCATGTCTGGCAAGATGCGCCACACAAAACCAAAGTGATCGCCATCGTCAATATCAAATTCAGAAGTTTCAATTACTGAGTTGATTGGTACTGCTGTTGCGGTGGTGTTGTCGTCGTTTCCAAGCTCGTGGTAGACGATGTTGTTGACAAGGGTTGCGCCCATTGGATAGATGCGCAAGCCTGAGTCAAGCCATGCGGTTCTAGCCATTTCGCCGTAATACCATACGCCTTCGCCGTTGTTTTCAAAATAGTTATAGACCGCATATCGGTCAATGTTTTCTGAATTGGCTGAACAGTAAAAGAACCAGACTTCATTAAAACCTTCGTTAGTGCCTGCAAAAAATTGATCTGCTTGCTCTAAGTTAATATCTTCATAAATAAATTTACGTAAGTCGCAGCGCAAAGTCTGCACACGACCATCATATTTGTAAAACTTATCTACGCCCATCCAATAAATAACACTGGTAGCTGTAGCGACTGCATTTGGCCCAATGATGGATGTATTGTCAGCAAGCAGCTGAGATCCCCAAACAATTGGCGCACCTTGGTATTGAAGCGAATACACGGCGGAATCTGTAATTACTACAATCTCTTGGCGAGTTTGGATAGCCGTCACAATTCTGGAGCCATGAGAAAGCAATAAACTTCCAGCCTGATTGGTTGCGGCAGGCGTCCACTGAGTAACGCTTTCTTGGTCTGACCAACGCAGTAACATTGGATTTTGCGTAGCAGTCCCGTAATCATTTGTGCCAAAACAAAACACAAACCGGCTGACATCAGAAACCATTAAATAATTTTGTACCAGCGGAACGTCTGATGCTCCACCCAAACTGGAAACCAGCACTCCACGAGCGTTTAAACCCGTTGTGTTGTCCCAGTAATACAAGGCTCCGCCACGGTAGCCAAATATTAAATTCTCGCCAAAGTTAGCTTGCGCCCACAACCGCATGGGAACGGTTGATGCACCACCACCAGTGCCCCAAGGGCCAGCCCCCCAAACGCCAGATCCCCAACCAAGAATTGGTTGCTCATAAGCTGAACCCACGCTAATTTGGTAGGCCGCAACTACAGATGCGCCGCCGGAGCTTCCAGCCGCAATTACAGAAGTAGTGGTGATTGTGTAAGTGTCAACCGTTAAAACAGTAATGACAAACTCGGCATTAAAAACGGAAGCATACGTGCCAGTAACTCCGCTAAAAGTTACAAAGTCACCAGTAATGCCGCCATGTGCAGTATCCGTAACAGTGACGGTAGTTGTGCCGTTACCAGTAAATGGATTGTTATTAATGGTTGGTGCAGGCACTACCCGAAGCGGGGTAATGTCGTTATAAAGTCCGCCAGACTCAATATAAAACTTAAGATTTGTACCAACGCCAAGGTAGTTAGCGCCTCCTAACGTTACCCAGTTCCACAAAGAACGGCAAATGCCAAGGAAAAAGTTAGGAGAAAGTCGCGTCCAACCGCCAATTTTTTCAGGCGTACCCTGACGGAAACGGACGTTGTTTGAAACGTAGTATCCGTTTTCATTGGTATAGCGAGTGTTTTCTCTGTTTACACCGGCTTTTAGGGTTAGTTTCTTTAATGCCATAGCTTATTTTCCCATCAAATTGGGGATGCATCAAGCATAAAGCCGTGTGCCAGTTTTGTCGATGATTAACGCTTGTTTCCTTGGTTTGGCGTCTGGTGTATTTGGGATGCTCAAATGTGTCCAACGGTCAAACTCACGGATAACTTGGTCATAAGGTAGACCAGATGCGATGATGGTTTTAACAACTTCATCGGGCGTTAGTTGAGGTACTCGGAAGTCCACAGCACAACCAATACGATGCTGAGAAGTATCTTTAGAACCAACGGAATCATTGACTTGCTTGCAGCGAAAACCTGAGCTAACCATAACTGGTCTTCCGCCCAAGGCAGTTTTGACTTCCTCAAGGAAGGCGGCAAGTCTTTTAAGGTTGTCCAATTCTTGTTCATTTGGGGTGTTGTCCCATCCGTTGCGTTCTGCGGCTTCTGAGGCGGTAAGTTCATCAAGCGTAAAATGATCAGTTAAATTCATTTTTTTACCCTATCGGCAATTTTTTCCATTGTTCGGCCACCAAAGTAGAAAGACATGACAAGCATGCCCCACTGCCCCAGCAATTCTACGTATGCCCCTCTTGTTTCATATTCAAAGATGGAAGCGATAGCAAAGCCGGAGTACGCCACCAGAAGAAAGATTAGCGTCATTGGGCGGATATTCTTAGACAGCCATGAATCACTGCCCATATCTGCGTTTAAACGTTGCGTCAGGTTGTTTTGCTCTGTTTCGTACAGTTTGGTTTCATTGGCTATCTTTGCCAACTCGCCGTCTTGCGCCATCTTTTGCAGTTCAAGCTGCGCACGGGCTTTGGCTTCTGGGTCAGGAATAAGTTTATCAATGAGCTTGCCGCCCACGTTTAGGATTGCGTCTAGTCCAATCATTTCTGGTCCTTTGGTTTAGTGTCTTCATTCTGCATGAGTTTGATACCAGACAGGAACCCAATCATGCCGCCGATAAGAGTAGAAAAAGCGGGTGAAATCATCTTGAAGATCTCTGCGTTGTCCACTTCCTTTGCCCACAGGCCAAGCATAAAGGCGATTACCATAGCCAAGACGGAGATGCACAGGGTGGTGCTGACCATCAGGGTTACGTACAGCGTCAGCTTCTCTTTGGTGTCCGGTACATGTTGAGCCGGTTTCCGTGGGTTGTTCATCATGCATCCTCATACAAAAATTTGAAACCGCCTACGGTCTTCAAAAGACCCCAGCTCAATTGTGTGCTGCCTAGCCTTTTTGTCGTACAGTTCGGCGGTTAATTCTTCGGTTTTTCTGACTTGCTTTAAACATTCAACTGCGTATCGATACTCTTCTTGAACTTTTTCTACGGCCTTGTCAAACGCCAATTCTCTAGCAGTGTGCGTGGGTTGAACAAGGGGATACCATTTGTTTAGCGTAATCATTTGTCCTCCCTTGCTCTTGCTCTTGCGTAGTAATACAACACCTTGGCCCTCAACTCCGCACTGTCTGCCGCCCCCGCCCACAGGGCAAGGTTGTTCCAAATTCCCACCAACTGTTCTGAACTACAGTTGTCTCCGTTTGTTGTCAGCCACCTAGACAACTCCATGTGGCGCATGGTCGGATCATTGATCCAGCTAAGACCGTAAAAATCCGTAACCAAGCACGGCGATTTTGAGGCCGCCCCTGCCAACAACAACATCCATAATATGACAAGCCAGCGCATTCATTTTATCGCTACAACAAATTTTATAAAGACTGAATTTGCGGCAAGTGGGTATCCCCAACCGGCGAACCTTGCCAATTCACAACAACGCTTGTTGGCTTTATATCTTCAGGCCACTTTTCCAAACTGAGAAAGGCAGCGCCTTTAGCTCCAGTAAGTAAAGCGTGGGTATTTTCATCTGTTATTTTTGGACCCATAGCGCCAAAAATAGGGCTAGTTCCATCAGCGGCAGCACGCACAAACGGTCCGCCAATATTCATTTCTACGCCATTATGTGTTGGTCTAGCGTCACCACCCAGAAAAAGAATGATGTTTTCTACGCGGGGGTGGCTGTGCTCAGGGCAGCCACAATTTGGCTTTATCAAATACATTTCAACTTGAAACTGCCCTTGGCGAAACAACACATAGCTGTAGCTGTTATCCGTAACATAAACAGGATCCTCAAACGGTGGCCGCATGGGATACTCGTTTGCCTTGTACCAAGCCGCAAATTCCTCTAGCGTGCCAGTATTGTTTGGAAAAACAAAATTCATTACACGTCCTTACATTACTGCAGAGGCTACCGGCTGTTCCCGCGTAACGTCTGCGTAGCCGGGATAAGCGTAAGAATTTGGATTAAATCGCCGAATCAAAGCATCATGTTTTGGGCCTGCTGTTGGGCCTTTCCACCGAGCGCCAATGGTTGATATTTCAATACCCTCGTCCCACTTTTGCGCAGAGAATAAAGCAAATCCCGAAGTTCCCGCCCTTGTAATAATGCTTTTCCCGTGAGGTTGGCCGTTCAACTGAATACGAGCTTTTAATACATCATGAGAAAGATCGCTCCAATTGCTGCTTGGGATTTCAATATTCTCTACGCCCGGATGTTCATGCCTTGGAATAAGTGGGTTTGGATGAATAAAATACATCTCAAACTGATATCGGCCATGCCTGAACATACATGTTGCCGTGGCATCGTCAGACAAAAAAACTTCTGAATTATCCGGCAAAAGTATTGGCATACCTGCATTTAAGTACCACTCAGTAAAATGCACCAAGTCAGAAAACTCGGGCACTTCGTTAGGAGAAATGTTACGCATTTGAATTTGTTAGGCGTGCAACCATGTTATAAAATTCTGACCCTTGCGGAACCATTTCTGGAGAAACAATATCACCAGTTTCTTCACGTAACGCATGAATGCAATAAGCTACAGTTTGTTCTGAGGCGGCTGTCAACTTGTGCTCCGTATTTGCTTTAATGTAAATCATGCTTGGAGCAGTAAACAAAGTTTCCTGTCCGTTAACAGTTACATTTAACTGCCCTTTTGCAAGAAGTGTTAAATGGTCATACGGATGTCCGTGCCCCATTTCTTCATCTCCAATACTAATAAAATGCATTTGTCTTACAAAAACATTTTTAACGGTTCCAATATTTACTGCAGGCTGTGCCATAAAATTCCTTTGGTTAGTTTATCCAATAGTTGCTGCTTGAATTTGTCCACTAGCCGCAGTTGGGAAAACTGGCTTATCGGCGGGCGCTTTGTATTTGTTAACAAAACTAAATGGTTTTGGCATTTTTATTTCTACAAGTTCTTTAAATGCAAAATTTCGTGTAAACCTTCCATTAACATTAACCGGTGGAAGTTCAACTACAGTGTGATTTTGAGGATAATTACTAGGTTCATCTACGTGATAAACCTCTGCATATCCAGCTGGACACGGAAATACCTCTTCAGTAATTGAGCAGCGATTGCGCAAATCACCTGCAAACACAGGATACTCGTTTGTATCAATTTTGATGTATGCGTAAATATTCATGATATATTGATTACCGCTGTTGTAAAGGCGGTGGGCGTCTGACTTACCACACCCGTTCCTGCAACTGAAACGCTGCCTGTACTAACACCTAAAGTTGAAGTTGAAGTTATTGAGCCAGATAAAAAACTTAAAGGACTGCTTGAATTAACTACAAGATCGGTAGCGGGGTTCAGAGCGTAAGTCCCGTTACCATTAGAGCCATCGCTACTTATAGTAAAAATGGAGGGATAATATACAGTATTATATTCATCGATAAGGCCAGTTTGGAGGCTAATACTAAGTAATGAGTCGTTTCCTGAAAGAGATAAACATGCAACAGCAAGAAAGGTAAAGGGGAAAGAACCGGAATTGTTTACAAAACGTTTTTGCCATTGCACAGTTCCAGAAGAATTTAACTTTACAACAAAAACTTCATACTTGCCTTGAGAACTATCATAGCCTTGTATGGCAACATACACATTTCCAGATGCGTCAATAACACAATCACCGTCTTGTTCACCTAAAAACTGATTGCCATAAACAGGAACTCTTACAACCCATTGATTAACGCCGGAGCTGTTGAAGTAAACTATATAAAATTGTCCGTTTGAAGGAACGCCTGCACCAGTTCCAGTACAAACTACAGCAGTCTGGCCGTTAGTCCCAACTCCGGTGCGGCCCAAAATGACGCCTTGATTTGCTGCGGTTCCACAATAAAATGATATGTTAAAAAGTACTGTGCCGCTTGAATTAAATTTTATTAATCCCAGAGCATTAGTAGGATTATTGTATTGAGTGTAAGTTACATATAAATTATTGGAGGAATCCAAACCAGAAATCCAAGCATAAGAGCCAGTAGAACTACCGGGATTGGTAATGTAATTCATATAACGCGACCATCTAATCGCTAAAGATGAATCAAGAGAAGTAATGGCACAATTAAAAATAGCAGTGCCGTCAAAAGAAGTTGATGTGCGTGCCCCCAAAATAATATAAACATTCTCCGATGTATCGACAGCCATAGTCCTGCATGGCCCACTTATATTTCTTTCTTGGAGCACCACACCTTGTGGAGTGGAAAATATGGCACTTCCCAACAATGTACCAGAAGGGCTTACTTTACATAATGCACTCCGTGAAGTTCCGCCAGCCGTCAGTATATATAAATTTGAAGTGCTATAAGGCCCAGCAGCAGCGCCAAAATAAGCGGCGTTACCACCTGAAGATGGTGAAACTTGAGATCTTGATACTACTTGTCCATTTAAATATAGTCTTTGTATTTGTAGCCCTACTTGAGCTCCATCATTATGATAAAAAATTTGAAAAAAACTATTGCCATCGGATCCTCTTGGCATAGCTGTACTATAGAAATACCCGCTGGGTATATCAACGTTAGTACCTTGCGCCCATTTTGCACTTTTAGACGCCAAAGAGCTTACGCTAAAAGATGTGCCGGATGCCGCAACGTTTTGTCCAAGCGAACGAACGCGGGCATTATCTAAGCTAATAGTGCCAGAACTAATGCCATTAAGCTCTACATTTACAGCATTAAACGTTATATTTGTAGCTGGTAATGCCATTATCTATCCTTCAATTGTTTTTCCAAAGACACAACGCGCTTGGCTAATTCAACTACCGCTGCTAAAGCGGCGTTGCCGTATGCAACAGACATTAAGCCATTATCGTGTTTTTGCACTGCGTCTGGCATGACTGCTTGCAACGACCCCGCACCCACACCAACTTGAGTAGAACCGGAATCAATCCGGTCAAACACGCCGCTCTTTACTTTAGCAAGTTGCTCAATAAAGTCAACGGGGAAATCACGCCAATTCATCTTTAGCGTCTCATCAGAGTAAGCGGTAATGTTGCCGCCGCAAGTTAAGCTCAAGCCGTCAAAGGTTAGGTTGGTTGAGCCGGTAGCAACTCCACTGCTGTTAAAAATAACCTGACCGTTTGATGATGTGCCAATACCGCCAGATGGTCCGGGTGGACCGGGATTTCCTTGAGCGCCTTGAGAGCCAGTAGGCCCATTGGGTCCGGGAGCGCCTGTGGGGCCGGTTGGCCCTGCAACACCAGCGGCCCATGATCCATCACCACGCCAAAACGTAGCAGATGAAGCGCCTGTTCCACTGTTTAAATTGGTTACGGGTAAATTGCCAGTTACGTTACTAGCCAAATTTACAAAGGTTGTGGACGTTGTACCCGTGCCGCCATTGGCAATTGGCAACGTGCCAGTCATTTGGGTTGCCAGATTAACGTTGGCTAATGCACCGCCAAGAGTTAAGTTGCCAGAGCTAGTTACTGTACCGGTCAAACTAATGCCGTTTACGTTACCTGTTCCAGCCACAGAGGTTACGCCACCGCTACCGCTACCAGCACCAATCGCAGTTCTAAATGTTGCCGCATCCATTGTGGTAATGGTGTTATCGGCATTAATCTGGATGTACGTTACTGCGCTAGGGTTAGTCAGTGTAAAGAAGTTGTTACCAACCGTCGTTGCACCTAAAGCTGTTTTTGCTGTGGCGGCTGATGTTGCGCCTGTACCACCAGAAGCTAGTGGAAGGGCTGTACCCAACGCCAAAGAAGACAAATAATCAACTTGATTGCCGACATCTGTGCCGTTGTTGTACACCAGAGTACGTTTACCGGCGGGTACGGATACACCAGTCAGACCCGTCACCTTTACAGTGACTGCAAATGAATCATTGTTAATAAT